TGAGGCAACCTGATTTTTAATTTTATCATAGTCTCTACCTGTACCATCAATAACCATACCTAATCTGCCTTGTAAAGATAAGTCCATAGTTTTATCTGTCGTTGCCTTTGCTCTTATTCTTAATAAATCTCTAGCACCTGCCTCATCTTCAGGCATTTTAAGAGATAGATTATTTTTTTTCAATGCATTTTCAAATGCTGTATCTGAATTAATTACTCTTAAACCTGTACCACCAAAAGCACCTCTAGTCACAAATGTTTTACCAGAACCTGGACCACCTGCTAAAAAGAATGCCTTGAAGATATGTTTATCATACAAACCTTCTTGTAAATCGTGGTATCTTACTTCATCAAACTTTTTCATTGTACTTTATTAATAATAGACTTTGCTATCTCCTCTGGTGTGCCACCCTCTGCTTTAATATTTATTATCTCATCTTTATAATACGATAATAAAGGTGCTGTCTTTTCGTGGTACACTTTTAATCTGTTCTTTATAATATCTGGTTTATCATCTGCTCTACCTCTAGCAGTTAATCTTTTTATAACTTCTTCCTCTGATACAACTAAATTAATTACATAGTCATATTTAATTTCTGCTTCTTCCATTTTCTTTGCTTGTTCCACACTTCTAGGGAAACCATCAAAGATATAACCTTTTTGTGCGTCTGGTTTTTCTAATCTATCACTAACTGCTTTTATTACAATTGGTGTAGGTGCAAATTCACCTTTCGCTAATAATTCTTTTACTTTCTTTCCGTCTGGCGTATCTGTTTGTGCCAACTTTCTCATCATGTCACCAGTATAGATATGTGGTATCTCTAATTCTTTTGATATGATTTCTGAATAAGTTGACTTACCAGAACCAGGACCACCTATCATTATAATTCTTTTTCGACCTATGGCCTCGAATATGTAATCTTTAAAACTCTTCACTAATTCCAACCTTTTGGTAATGTAAAGTTTTGCCTACTAAATTCTAATCTATCTACAATCTTAACTGCACCAGCAACTCTGTCAACTGCAACATAACCCTCTGGTGCTGTCACTTTATATCCTTTACTTGTTCTAATAAAATGACCAATACTTTGTATCTGGTTCATTTTTTGTAGTAAAGTATTTTTACAATTTGCTAATGTAATATGACTTGCGATTGCAAAGTATAATGCTCTTTGATTTCTTTTGATAAAGGCAAGACCTTCTTTTTTCTGTTTAATAAATTTTTCTTTACCCTTTGGTGTTTTTCTTGCGTCTATTTCTGCTTGCAACATATTTTCATAGTAATCACCAAATTGTTTCTGCATTGTTGCAACTTTTTCCATACCACCTTTTGTTGTCTTGATGTAGTAATTGAAAAAGCTTTTTAATCTATAACCAACCGAGTTTGCGTCTTGACTTGTCTTTGACATTTCGTTTAGTATAGGGGCAGCTTTCGATAAGGAGCCTTCAGCCATTCTTATCTGACTATCAAAAGCTGCAAGTTCAGATTTGTTAAACATTGCTGAACCAGAAGTATCTTTGTATTGAGCAGAGGCAAACCAAACTCTACTAGATGATGAACCTTTTACGGTACCATAACTAGCATTTAATTTATCCATGGTTTTACCACTATAACGAGTATGAAACACTATACCCATTTTAGCACGAGCAATCTTTCTACCTATATCACTATCGGCTTGTACTGCATATGTGATTGTATTAGGTGTGAAAGTAATCATCTTTTCACCCTCTATATTGGCCGACTTCTTATCATCTGTAAACAATAGGTCACCTTGTAATATATCGGTAATACCTGCTCTACTTAATTCATTCAAACAAACTTTAAGTTTTTTATTAACTTCGCCTGAATGATTACGATTAATGTCTGCTGTTGTATAATTTATTTTTGGAGTTTTATTGAAAACTGATTTAGTGCCGACAAAGAATTTGTCGTTTTCTGGATTAACACCACAAATAATGGCAGGTGCTCCGTCCCATTTTACGGTTATATTGATTTTACCACCAATAGAACCAGCCAACATATCTCTTGTTGACTTTAAAAAATTTATTGCGTTATCTCCACCTTTGGAACCACGATTGATTATATCGTCTTCTAGGTGTTCAAGATGTGTGTTTGTCCCACTTGATAGGAACCCTTTAAAACTAAACATTTTCTTTCCTCAATTATGCCCATTATACCAAAATATGTCAACATTGTCAAGCTTTTTTCATCAAATCCATTAATAAATCACACATATATTTATGCATTTAAACCATTGTACTTCACAGCCAAGTTGAAAAATTGTCCTAATTTATGTTGTACACCAACTTTATTAGACCGGACTGCCATATTCATACTTCCTAGTACCTCACTATACCTTTTTATTCTAATATCAAAGTTTTGTTTTGATGATACTGATATCATACCCTCAATACTGGTTGCCTGTTCTAATAATACACCAAGTCTATTACTATCTTTGACCTCTCTTGTTGTATCATTTACTGCTTTGATAATCATAACTGGTACATTACCTTGTTTCAATATCTCACTTTTGCAATACTTCTTAAAAGTTTCAAAATCTTTGGTCATGGTGTATATAAGTTTGTTTCTTATTATAGCCAAGTTTGCGTCATACAATTTTTCATATTCTGAATTATAATCTCTTTCATATGCCTCTAATGCGTTAAAAGTTTTTTGCCTTTCAGAGCCTTCATCATATGCCTTACTGGTAATACCAGGAATTTTAGAGTATGTATTTTTAAATAGGTCTTCTTTCAATCTTTTAATTTGTGAACCTGAAGGTTCGAAATGGTAGTACACTTTATTTACATATGTATTTAATAAAGGTTCTTTTGTACTATCACCACCAGCCTTCAAGGACACCCCTAGAATAGAACCGTCAACATAATATATTGCTATATCTGCCGGTGAATTTGATGGTATTCCCGGTGGTTTGGCTCTATAAGTCCAAAATACATTATCTATTTTCTTTTTATTATGTTGTTGTTCAAGAAATTTTGTAATACCTACTGCGTTCATCATCTTTTCTTTAAATTTAGATGACTTCGGCATATCTTCTAAAAAATCTACACCTGCTTTTTGGTCTGCCGTATTAACATAACAACTTTGTTTATGTGGTAAATCTAAAATCATATCATAAAGTTTTTCTGGATTTCTTTCTTTGATACCATTTAAATATGCAAGACATGGTATTAACTCTGTAATAGTAGAGTTCAATGTGGTTTCTGTCATACCACCTGCCATAGGTTTATATACTATTCTAACGGTATATGTACCTAAAACAAACTCTGTAATATTTTCACTAGAGAGACTTGTCTTTTTTTCTGTAATAGAAATCTTTTTTGTCTTTAAGAAGTTTTGTACATTTCTTCTTGCGTCTGGTCTATTTGAAGCACGAACAAAATATACAGCTGTGGTTTTTGTGGACTTCTTTTGTTCAAAAGATAATTTACCACCTGCCTTTTTTGTGGCCTGTTCGATTAATAGTTGTTGTGGTTTTGTTAACATGTCTTCTCCTACTCATATTTATATGAGCAAAAGTTAACACATTTTTATGGAAAGTCAAGCGTATTTTAAATTAAATGCTATCGTAATTCTATCGTTGTCTGTTGTATTTTCTAAAATACCATGTCTTAAATATGGTGGAAATAATATAAGTTTACCAACTGCTGGTTGATGATAAAATCTATCTGTTTGTGGTGCTGTCAAATCAAAACAACTTGCTGTATCGGTAGGATTTTCAAAGAATATACTACCATCATTACCATTTGTTTTATAATAATAGACACCAGATACATCTGCTAAACTATGATTATGTATATGACCCCAATCACCTTTGTCAAATTTAGAAAACCAAGATTCCATAATTTTGTAATCTTTAGGCATTTTTGAATTGGTATCTTTTATATATTGTTTTAAATGAAAATCAATTTGTTTCTTTAGATTATCTAATTGCCATTCTTTTATTACACAATTGTATTCACCTTGAAAATTAGTTGATAACTTATGTGTTTTACCCCATGCTTCAGGTCCATACTCAAAGTTTACTTTGTGAATTATATTATGTATTTCTTTTTGTACTTTCTCATCATCCAGCATTGTATAATATACTGGAGTTGGAAATATCCATTGAGTTTTCATTAAACTACCTTATTGGTATTGTGAAGAAAAGATGGTATGCCACCATTAACTAACCAAACTTGATGTTTGTTTTGAAAATCACATAAATGTTGTGCGTCTTCTTCAAAAAAATATTCACCAACTATTCTATCAGTAGGACTTTCATGTACTTGCCATACTATTTTAGATTTTCTTTTTATAGGTGATGTGGTATATTTAAGTTTTTTAATGACATTTCCTCCTGGTCGTTTATCGCCTTTATGAAATCTTACCTTTTGTGTTTTTCTTTTTTTAGGCATTGTTCCTTGTAAATTGTTCTATTGAACCTTGGTCTTGACTATCAAAATTAATAGTAAAGAAATATGATAATGTTATTTTACCAAAACCACTTTTATCTTCTTTAAATTTTAAAGGTGTGCTTTCATGTAATAGATAAGAAGGAAAGAATACTAGTTTATTATCTGCAAATTTAGCTGTCTCTCCTAAATCTTCAAATTTTAAATCACCACCTGTAAACTTTGTAGGGTCTTTTGCAAGGAATAATAATGCTGTATATATCGACCTATCTGTATGAGGTTTATAATGTCCACTCTCTTCATAATAATGTGCAATTGATGACCAATTTTCACATTGACTTAATAATCTATATTCAGGTATATTTTTTGTGACATCTTTCATCATGTGGTATACTTTAAATCTTGTTCTACAAATAGGAGACACATCAAAACCTACATCTGAATATATAATATTTGGGAACATTCTATAAGATGATTTTGCCAATGGTTGGCCTCTATCATCTTTTGAAGTTGTCCAATCGTTACCACTATGTATTAGATAATCTTTATTAGCAAATGCGTCTAGTTCATGCCATACAGCCTTCTTTTGATTGTCGTCTAAAAAGTTATCTATTTCTATGTATTTCATATTTTAAAATCGCTAAACTTATCGTAAGCGTCCTCTTTTGTGGTCTGACCACTATCTACAATGTTTTGTGCGTTTTGCTCAACATCATACAATCTCATTTTTGCTCTGTCAACACCAACAATAAATGCTCTGTTAACGCTAGGGTCGTTGTATCTATTCTTTAATTGTTTTACTTTCATCTGACCTAATGCTTCTAGTTCTTCGTTTGACATTAAGGCAAACATAAAGTCAGCAGTTGCCGGAAGACCAAAGGATTCGGAAGTATCTTCAAGACCAATATCTGTACTCACAAAACCAGTTCTTGTTGTTTGTGTAGCACTAAAGATTGGTACATTGTGTTCTACTGCAAGACCTCTTAACTCTTCAGCGATTGCTTTGATATAGAAATAAGATGATATATTACCACCTTTAAATCTACTCGAAGCACAAATGTTTAAATAATCAACAAAGATAACATCTGGTTTAAATGACTTCTTTAATGCAAGTTCATTAATCAAAGATTTGAAGTGACCACTATGAGCAGACGCTGTTGGATATTCTTTGATTATTAATTTACCAGTTGTCTTTTCATTTAATTTAGAAACTTTGTTATCATATAATTGTTTTGGCATGTCATGTAGGTCATCTATGGTAACATTAAATAGATTTGCGTCTATTCTTTCTGCAATTCTTTCCTCTGCCATCTCTAAAGTAATATACAATACATTTAGACCTTGAAGTAAATAACTAGAAGCTACATGACACATAAACAAAGATTTACCAACGCCTGTGCCAGCAAGAGCAATGTTTAAAGTTTTACTTGGAACACCACCTTTGGTAATCTTATTGAAATAGTTTAGGTCAAATTGGTATCTTTTTTCTTTTGTATGATACCATTCAAATCTTTTATCTGTGTCTTCAACATAATCGTGACCTACTGACTTGTCAAATGATACGGCCAATGCCTCTGATAATATATGTGGTATTGCCTCTGGTGTTTTCTTCTTATCTTTGCCATCAAGAATTGTAATACCACTTAATACTGCATTGTGAACAGCACGGTCTTTACAAAATTTTTCAGTTGTATCTAATAACCATTGTTGTTCAGCTTCTTCTTCACTCAAACCTACAACCATATGTCTTATGGCAGTATGTTCTTCTTCATTAATATCTTTTCTTTGATTAAGTTCTATAAGAATAGCGTCTTTGGTAGGAGTGTTCTTGTACTTTTCAACAAACTTATAGACTTCTTGATACAATAACTTTTCAGTTCTATTTGTAAAATAGTCTTCTTTAATAAAAGGTAAAACTTTTCTAGTGTACTCTTCATTGAAAAAGAGATTACTCAATATAGTTTGTTCTATTCTATTATTCACTTATCGCTGTCCCATTTTTAATTTGTTCATCTAAAACTTCTACAAGAATGTCACCAATATAATCTATAAACGCCTGATTGTCAAGGATATCCTTGTCATGTGGATTTCTTAATACGGTATAGTCAAATATTACAGGTAATGTACCATCTGGTTTCTCTTCTTTACCAAATCCTACCTTACCATATTTGTAGATTACATCTTTGAATTCGCCCTCGGTCAGTTTTATACAAGTGGTATCTTCATGTTCGTTTTCTACGAACACAAATTTTCTACTCTTCGTCTGTTCCGTAGGTAAATTTTCTTTTGGTGTATTCATCAATTTTATCCAATACTTCCTTTGTAAAATACTTTTCAGGCTCTGTATTGACAGATTTACCAAAAACTTTTGTACCGTCTGGCATTTCATATCTTGTAGATACTTTCTTAAAGACACCAGCTTCTTCGCCTAGTTCTAAAAGACCATAATATCTATCAAGACCATGTTTATAAGTTAATCGTACATCTATCTGAGCATTCTCTTTTGTTATTCTTGACTTGTAATTTTTACAATGTATAATATTACCAACTACCTCGGTGCCGTCTTTTTCTTTTCGTTTACCAAGATATATAATTGATGAAGCGGCGTATTTCAAACCTGAACCACCACCCATTTCTTTTTGAGGAAACATACTGCCAATCACATCATAAGTATGATTGGTCATTATCATAGGAACACCTGCT